CCCCATACCATGTCCATATGAATTTCGTCGCTGATTACCGCCACATCATGACGGCTGCAAAGCGTTGCAATAGTGGCCAGCTCTTCCCGCGTCCAGACTTTGCCGGTTGGATTTTGCGGGCTACACAGCAGCAGAACCGTGTTTTCCGGTTTTGCCAGCGCCGCTTCCAGCGCGGCCATATTGCCGTCCCAGCCACGCGCCGTTTTCTGCATCGGCACGGAAACAACGGTACGCTGGTTGCCTTCAATGGCTTTATAAAAGGCATCGTAAGCCGGGGTATGAACCACCACGCCGTCGCCAGGCGCGGACCATATGCGGATCAGCTCCGAGACCATATAAATGACCGACGGCCCATACACTACGGTTTCGGTATCAATCTGACTGTTAAAGCGTTGCCGGAACCAGTGCGCCACGGCAGCCAGAAATTCGTCATTTTTCCAGCGGCTGTAGCCAAACACGCCGTGGTTGATGCGCTGGTGCAGCGCATCGGTAATACAGGGAGCGGTGGCGAAATCCATATCAGAGATGGTAAAGGGCAGCAGGTCGGCAGCCCCAAAACGGTCAGCGACATAATCCCACTGGGTACACCAGGTGCCGTGTCGATCCACGACGGTAGAAAAATCAAACATGACGGTGCTCCGTAAAGTAAAACCCCCTCATGACGAGGGGGGCGAGGCATCAGGCTTCGACGGTTCGCATCAGGGTTGCCAGCTCATCCTTCACTGACTGTACCTGCGGGCCAATGACGACCTGCAAATTGTGTTGATTTAACTGTACCACGCCGATAGCCCGGTTAGCTTTAAGTGCGTTGGTATCCACTTTGGACATGTCCGCCACCGACAAACGCAGGCGGGTGATGCAGTTATCCAGAGAGGTAATGTTATCCGCACCGCCCAGCGCCGCCAGAATAGCCGGCGTGTTATATCCGGATTTCCCAACGGTACCGGCCACTGCCTGTTCAACGCTGGTGGCCGTATCGGTATCGCGGCCAGGCGTTTTCAGGTTAAAGCGGGTGATGGCGAAGCGGAAGATCCCGTAGTAAACCGCGAACCAGATGGCGGCCACAACCGGCACCAGATACCACTTGGTGGACAGGCCGTGCAGGATACCGAATACCACGAAGTCAATCACGTTACCGTCGGTGTTACCGATGGTTACACCGAGCACAGCCATCACGGTAAAGCCCAGGCCCGTCAGTACGGCGTGGATGAGGTACAGCACCGGTGCCACGAACAGGAACAGGAACTCGATAGGTTCTGTTGTACCGCCCACCACGCAGGCAATAACGCCGGAGATCAGAAGGCCTTTAATTTTATGACGATTTTCCGGACGGGCACAGTGGTACATCGCCAGCGCAGCGCCCGGCAGGCCGCCGAGGAAGGCAGGCATTTTCCCCTGAGAGAGGAAACGCGTCGCACTTTCAGAGAAGCCGTGCGTGGTCGGGCAGCTCAGCTGGGCCTGGAAGATGGTCAGCGCGCCGCTAACGGAATGACCGCAAACGTCCATAGTACCGCCTGCTTCAGTAAAACGGATCAGGGCAACCAGGATGTGCTGTAAACCAAATGGCAGCAGCAGACGTTCACCCGTACCGAAAATCATCGGGCCGAAATCACCCGCGCCGTTGATAATGCGGCCAATTCCGGTGATCCCCATGGCAAAAACCGGCCAAATCAGAGGGATGATCAGACCAAACAGACCCATCACAACCAGCGTAATGATTGGCACAAAGCGGGTGCCGCCGAAGAAGGCCAGCGCATCGGGCAGGCGGATGTTATGAAAGCGCTCGTGCAGCATCCAGATAATCACTCCCGCGATCACGGCTCCAAGGATCCCGGTATCGATGGACTGAATTCCAATCACGCTCTGAATGTTATTGGCTTTCAGTACCGCCGCGTCGGTCGTGGGCAGGATCCCTTTGGCGGTCAGCCAGAAGTTAACCGCAAGGTTCATGACCGCATAGCCAACGAAGCCCGCAAACGCCGCCACGCCTTTGTTTTCGCGCGCCAGACCCAGAGGAATGGCGATACAGAACATTACCGGCAGGAAGCTAAAGGCAAAAGAGCCGACCTTGCTCATCCAGATGAATCATGATTGAAGTGATATTAATATGTTAAATCAGATAGTTAAGGTTATGCGGTTTTTCTATGGGGCATCGGTGGGGCATTTTGAGTAAATGATGCGTTCAAAATGCCCACCTGGTCATGGTTATTCTCGGTCATCCATTTACCGTAAACCGTGAATAGCATTTGCGCTGACGAATGGCCCATCTGGTGCGCAACGAAATTTGGGTTCGCTCCGGCGACCAGTGCCCAGCACGCATATGTGTTCCTGGTTTCATAAGACCGTCTTTGTCGGACGCCTGCACGACGCAGGGCAGTGCGCCAGGCTGAATTAATGGATCCGGGGACGTAGCACATCGTCTTCTTACCGTTCATTGAAGTAATGGACGGCGAGAATATAAAGGTGCATTCATCGGTTCTCTTTTTTTTGTATTCCCGTAGGCTGACGCTTACCTTGTGGGATGCCATCATTCTGGTCAGTGGCATTTGCGCCTTGAGTGCATCAATTGCTGGCTGGGTCAGCTGTATTGTTCGAATCCCGGCGTTGGTTTTTGGCAGGGTGAAGTTTCCCTTCAGGGAATAGTTCCGTGACACTGTAACAGTCCAGTTGACAGTATCCACATCCTCCCAGGATAACGCGCTTAGTTCGCCATGCCTGACGCCTGTATTTACCGCAAAGATAACCATATTCTGAAACTGTAGCGTTGGGCAGGCCGCAACCACTCTCTGATACTCATCAGAAGTAAGAGGATCTGGAATGGGTCTTTCTTTTGCGAGAGGGGTAATACCTGCCATCAGATCGGTTTTCAGGTAGCCACTTTTGAAAGCAAAGCTCAGCATCCCGCCAAGGCATGCCATATAGCTATTGACTGTAGGAACGCTTCTTCCCTTTTTGGGTGGATGATTTAGGCCATGTCTGGTCTTCTGCCAGCCGTTCAGTAGCTCCTTCCTGGCACTAAGGATATCTTCAGTGTTCAGGCTGCCGATATACCTGTGCTCACCAATTGTTTCGATAGTGGTTGTGAGGTGGCAATCGTAACGCCTCAACGTCCCGAGGCTAAGCTCCATCTCTTTAAGCCCAAGCCATTTCGATTTCAGTTCAAGTAGTGAGATTTGCTTTCTGACAGTGCTGAATTTCTCTGCGTTCGATGAATCAGGGAATTGCGAGGCATAATTGAATGTGCCTGTCTTTATCGCAAAGCAGACTGAAGCCCGAAGTTCTCCTGCCATTTTCCTGTTTTTTGGCGTGTCAGGAACGCCGAGATTTTCCCTGACACGCTTCCCCTGATATATGAACCATATGCGTAACGATTCGCCATGAACCTCTACGCCTGTTGGGTATGCTGCCATAATCATTCCTCGTTTGATGTGCCAAAGGACATTTAAGCAGATATTCTCCGGCGTTTCGCTGGGCTTTGGTGCTCGATCCAGTGGTTTATCTCATCGCGGTTATACATGATTGGGCTGTTTTGCTTAGGTGCCATATCAGGGGCAACATGGCGATAATGCTTTCCCTCCATCCAGGTAGACCGGCGAGCATGCTGAATCATGTGCTTTGACATGCCGGTTGTCGCAGTTAAAAGTTCCTCTGTGACCCATTTATTCGGTACCAACTGAATAATGTCGCTCATGGTTTTCTCCAGGCAAAAAGAAGCCGCCCGCAGGCGGCAATAACATCAAGGGATGTGAGGCAGTGCTTTCGCACCCAATAGCCAGCTCATAACTGGCTATCAGTTGCGTCATTCGTCTTCCTGCACCAGAACGGTGTCATCTGGGACCTGAATAGTAAGGACAACGCTATATCCCTTCTCGTGAGTGCTGAACGATGATTCCCATTGTGGGATTGGCACATCTTCATCAATCTGACAGATGCCGATGGACCAACAGCCGCTATCGGTGTAAGTGGCGATGACTTGCATTTCGCCTTCAGCTGATTTCAGGTGATAAATTCCTGGGTGGCTGTAACAGCCGATCTCCTCTCGAATGGCACCTTCGCACTCGAAAAGGTCGTCACTTGCGCCATAAAAACGTAATTCCTTCATAATCTCTCCTCATGCCGCTCGCGGGGCTATAGGCTACTCTGATGCAATAAAAAACCGCCCGGAGGCGGTTAGATTTAGTGCTGAGTAGAGTCAAAATTACTTTATTTTCAGTGCTCTTTTAGCTTCCTGCACAAGCCCATCCAGTAATTTTTCTGATGCCTCAAGATCTTTTTCAGCGCCATCAAGGGAATTGATGGCATCATCCCTAAAGTCTGAGCGAGTAACGGCTCTCTTTTTGACGAAATCATTCAATAACTTAGAGGCCTTCGGGGTTAGTGTAAAATCAGAAAGTTGAGCTATGCGCTCAAGTTCCTGTATATCCTCCCAATAAAGATCCGTGAGTAATTTTTCCTGTTCAGGAGGATGCCTGTTAAAAGTATCATCCTGTTCCTGCATGAGGCTTAATTCTAGATTGAGAAAATAGCAGTCAGTCATTTTGACTCTATATGCTTTATCGATTACATCAGTGAATGAGGCCAGGCGTTTTTCCCACCACTTTTCCTTGTAAAATCTGTTAAGAGCAAATTTAGCGGTTAAGAATGCAGCTGCAATACCGGTTACCAGCCCAATGATTATTTTTGAAGCTAGGTCGTAATATTCGAACTCGGTTCCATTCATGAGCGTATCCTTATGATTGTGATTAACCCCTTAACCAAAACAATTTGCATATTACTTCACCTATAAATTTTTGACTTGAATTCTTTCTCTTCCTGGCACTCCGAACACGTCTGGCAGCCGGGAACGGCAGCGCGCCGCGGCTCGGGAATTGGTTCGTCGCATTCTTCACAACGCTCAGCTGATACAGCGTTGCGGTTCAATCGGTGAGCGGAAAGGGCAGCGTTACGCTGAAGCTCTTCAATCTCTGCTGCTGTGTCGATGATGTCCATGGTCAATGCTCCCGGAACTGTCGGTTAATTCGGTTGAAGGTGAACGCGAGAAAATAAAAAGGCCGCATTAGCGACCTTGTGATTCGTTTGGTTAGCGTCATACGTCATACCTCAAATGCTAACTGAGGGGTAAATCTGTCCCGTTCTGCATCGTAGTCGAGGGAACTTGCGCTGTTATAGGCTTCTATCCTCTCCACGAGTACCGCGGCGCGTGTCTCTTTGCTGGCCGGAGCGTATGCTGATTTATCCCATGCTTTGTCGATACCGATGTTTCGAGCGACGTTCGTGCTGTCAGCCGACGACAGTGGGATGTGGCGAAAGATATCGGCGTTCAGCATGCGCAGGCCATGAAGCTTTGTTATCGGGTAGCCATTTTTGTCAACAACGTGCTGAATCAGGTCACGAAGCTTTGCACGGCAGGCGCGCGGGCGCTTAGCGTCGTATTCACCCATGCTGCCGATACATACGCGCGGAAATTCTCTACACAGGCGGAAGAAACGTTCATCGGGCTCGTTCATGTGCCACACCGGAGCGCCGACTACTTTGCCGTGCGGCCACTCGGCGATTAACGCGTCGTTCTCTTCACTGGTCCCGCCGATCACGTCAGGGATAACAGCAAAAGCAAAGCGAGGGTGATTCATCCAGCGACCTACAAACGCGTAGTAGTCATTCCAGTTAACAACGCGCTTTTTCGTCCAGAAGCTGAATGCGCCGTTATCCAACGCGAAAGACTGGGTGACTTCGCTGGCCAGGGATAATTGGCCGGGGTTGGCGAAGGAGATGAAAGCGTGCCTGCCTTTCCATGCCTTCAGGGCGCATGTGTCCGGCGTGATTGGTCCACCATGGAAATGTATCAAGCCGCCTCCTGCCTTTCCCGATATTCCTCAGCGAGCCGCTGCGCCTTTAATGGATTGCTGACAACTTCACCCCATGGCATTAGCAAGCCGTTACCAATGAAGGGAAGGCACACTATGCCAACCCTGATGTCGTCGTGAGCGTGAGTCATAGGATGGACTCCATTTCGTCGATGTAGAGGCCCTGAGCAATCAGGCGGCGACGGCGGGCGGCACGAGCTATGCACTCCTGCCGTCTGCCTTCCTGCGATTGCTCTATGGCGCGCCGGGTGAACAGCCGCGATTTACCCTGGGGAGTTACGACCTTTGGCTTAGTGACCAGGTCGAATGTCCGGTCGCAGATGCCGTCCTCGTTGATCCACTTTTCCGACTCAACGATCTGCGCTATCTGTCCGGAGCCGCGGGTAATGCCGTTGGCGACACGGTTAAACTCGATGAGCGTTACGCCAAACTTCTTGGCGATTTCGCTGCCGGTGACCGGGCGGCCGCGCGTCTGAATCATCCAGATAACGCGTTCACGGAGGCCGGAGAATTGCCCGGTTCGCCCGGGCCGGCGGTAAAAGGGTGTGCGTTTCATTTCCACTGTTCCCCGAATGTGAAGCCGATCTCTGCCAGCGCCTCGTCCATCTTCTCAATGAACTCCGGCACCATTTCGTTGAAATCGGTCATGTACTGCGGATCCCGCTCAACGACGACATGGTGAATGCCTTCGCGTTTCATGCGAGGGTCGTAGTTGGCAAAAAACCAGGCATCTTTCCCGGTCACCCACATGCTGTACTGCACCTGGGCCATGTACGCAGACTTGATGGCTTCGAAACCGCCAAGGCGAAATTTCATGAAGTCGCGGGATGTGAACGGGCATTTCAATTCGAGGCCGAACCCGTTACTGCACAGGCCGTCAGGGGAGCACGCGGTGCGCATGCTCTCGTCACGGAACAAGATCGGAGACTCCGTGACTTTCACGTCGGTGGTGAACTCGAAGAGGGTACGAGCGTCTTC